TGACCTTTGCAAGTCATCACATACAACTCTTATATCGCCATCTATTGCCATTTTATTTTATTTTAAAGGTTAATAACTAATTTAATCTACCAACATTGAAGCATTCACTAATGAATCCCAACCATATTGGAAGCCCATTGTGAAGTTAGCTCGTACATACATATTATCAGTCGCTTCATCATAGAACATTTTCAACTGATTGTCAGGGTCAGCTACATTTGTACCAATAATTAAGTTGTCTTTCGCTGCATATATTACTCCTGCCGTACATTGAATAGCTGCTGCTGCTGCTGTCCATAATGGCGGCACATCTAATCCTGTTAATGCTGTTAATGCTGTATCCCACTCATACATTGGAACAAGCTCTACACCTCTAAAGTAAATTCTAGCTTTACCTGCTTGAGCTTCTGAATGTCCGTAATCAACTGCACCTGCTCCACCAACTTGAGTTAATGAACTATACCAACTATTATAAACATTTGGAGTACAGAATAATCTTTTCTCACTTGCAGGAATTTGTTGTAATTCTGCGGGTGCTGAGTTCCATACATCTTCCAATGCTAAAAGACCATCTCCTGCAAATAAAGTTGCTCCAGGAGTAATATACATAGTTGCTGCTGCTCCTCCACCTCCTTGAACTTCTCTCATTTGACTTGCACCGCCAATCGCATTCCCTGCTGATAGCGATTCCCACAGGCCGTTCCCCATTGATTGATAAGAACAATCGGCTACTGCTGCTGCTGAATCTCCTGCCCACATATTTCTTACCGTATCATACTTAATAGCGTTTCTTACTCTATTAAGAATTACATCTGCGATTTGAGTTCCTGTTAAATCAGGCATATTTAATCCTGCTTTGTAAGACTCTGCAATATATAAGTTCTGAAACTCATTCCAACATTGAGTTTGTTTTACTGAAACTTGATATACTTCTAACGCTTTTTGTTCCATTGTAAACCCTGCAGGGTCACAAGCGTTAGTTGTAGCACAGCCCGAATTTCGTGCTGTTATGCTTTTTAGACCTGGAGCCATAGTGATGAATTGCTTATACTTAACATTTGGATATATTGAGTAATTACGCATAATTTCATCAGAATGAAACATAGGCTCTAATAAATACTTTGAAGCGTTATTCCCTGCGTAGGTTAATGCTCCTTTTAATGCTATATCTGCCATTTTTTTGTTTTTTTAATTATTATTATTATTATTACCTAACGAAAGGATGCTTTAATACATTTGCAATATTGCTAAAGAATACTGCATTGTCATCTAAAACTTCTTCTTTTGTAATTACAGCAGGGTCTCCGTCTGTTACAACTTCAGTCCCTACCGCTTCTGCTTTGGCTATCAAAGCAGACAATCTACCCACTTCTTCAGTTAGAGTTTCTTTTTCTCCTACTAAATCAGTAATAGAATTGTTGAGTTCAGTAACGGTTGCTTCAAATTCAGAAAGTTTATTTTTTATTTCTTCATTGTCAGCAAGAGTTATATTCACATCAACAGACTCAACAGATTGTTCAACATCACTAGTTTTTACTTTAGCAATAATGTCATCAACCTTTGAGTTAAACCAAGATTTTAATTCTTCTGTCATTTTGATTTTCTTTTTGTTGTTAATATTTAAAGTTTTTTCAACTTTCTCCATTGTGATGTTCTTAAATTTTGAAACATCATATTTTGCAGCAACTTTAATAGGTTCAGAGATAGAATCTACAAACCCCATTGCTACTGCTTCTTCTGCTGTTAACCAAGTTTCTTCACCCATCATCCTTATAATCTCATCATAAGGTAGATGTGTTTTTTTAACATAGATTTCAGCTATTTCGTTTGATATCTTATCAAGAACATCAGCTTGTTTTCTCATTTCACTTGCATCTCCACTACTTCCTCCCCACGCATTATGTATCATAAGTAAAGAATTTTCACTCATAATAACTTCGTCAGCAGCTAAGGCGATTACTGATGCAATACTTGCTGCAATACCTTCTATATAAACTGTTGTTTTTGCTTTTCTTCTTTGAATGATAGAGTAAATAGCCATACCGTCAAAAACCTCTCCTCCTAAACTATTAATGTGTATAGCTAATTCCTTTTCTTCATATTCTTTTATTTCTTCCACAAAACTTTGTGCAGAAATTCCAAATGTACCTATATCGTTAAATAAATAAACATCTGTTACATCAACGCTATTATTTATTTCATACCACTTTCTATTCATAGGGGACAAAAATATTTTTTATATATGAGAATCTTACGAAGTTTTTGGAAAAACTTTTCACCAAGAAACATTTTCAAGAGTAACAGACTTTCTCCTCTCCTTATAAACGACACTTTGAGCCTGTCTTTCAGTAATGTCATATTTTATAGACAAGTCCATAAAAGTATGTGTTCTATTGCCCTCATTAAACTTTAAGAACTCATCAAAGTCATATATAATCATATAGTTCCTTAATCTTTTAGGGTCAACAATTCCTCTCTCTACTAAATGTCTTAAAATATCTTTAGTAGTTTGCTCTCCACCAAACCTCTGGTGAAGCTCCGCCCCAAACACTTCTAAATACTCATAAACAACAGTTCCTTTATTTTGTCTTTTTGCCATAGTATTTTATTTGTTTTCCCAATACTCAGTTAATAAAGTGAAAAATTTTGTTACAGCTTTCCTGCAAGATAAGCAACTTACGCTTTGTTTGTGTTGAGGGAAAAGCTTATGCCACTCTTGAAATAGAAAAGACAAAGAGTTAGGATGATATTTTCTACTACTATCCATAGATTTTTTGTTTGTCTTTACGGCTTCTATAATTTCTTCTTTCTTTTCTTCAGAAAGTTTTAAGCTAATATTGTCTAAATTCATATTACCATTTGTCAATAGGGCATTTACCAAAAAATTCTTTACTTAAAGATGTCTTTGCATCTAAAAAACAATTACACTTTCCACACCTTGCCCCTAAATTAATCTTTGGTTTCTTTAACATTAGAAAGTTTCTGTAAAATTCACACTTTTTACAAATCTTTAACCTATTCTTCTTTATTATTTTATTAACGAACATTTGTTTATATCTTTAGAATGTTGCTTGTGATTCAATTACGCTTACTGTATTTTGTGTTTCGGTAATATCACTCTCTACCACTACCACTCTTGAGCCTTGACCCATAGCTCCCATCATCCCTTCTTGCCCCAACACATCAAAATGAGATTTAGTAAACGAAGGTAGATTAGTTAATCCACCATCAGCAAACTTAACTCCCCCGCCTGCTTGATTCATAGACGACAATTCATTTCTAAACATAGCAGTTGACCTCTTATTAATTACAGCTTCACCACCTTCTAATTCTACCACTCTACCACCCACATTAAACTTCTCTCCACCCTGTGCGTGTGATTTTCCCCTAACCATTCCACCCTCTGCAAATTCTTGAATTACACCACCCTTCTCAAACATCCCCATAACTTTAGCTATAACTGCTAATGTAGCTAATATAGCAACAATATTCATAGGGAAAGGCCATCCTTTTGCACTATCTAAAGCTACACCTGTTGCTTTAGGGGCAAGACTTGCTGTTTCTGCTAGCGTTTCAGCAGTTGTTGTTTGTGCCTTTCTAAGAGAAGCTATAGAAGCAAGGTCTTTTTTAAGAGTCAATATAGTTTCAGCAATAGCTGCCGCCTGTGTTATAGCATTCCCCACCTCTCTAATTGCATTTAGACTTTCATTCTCCCCTGCTAATTTTGTCAACGCACCCCCAACACTACCATATTTGCTTATCAGTTTGTCTTGTAAGTCTATTTCACTTTGAATGAGATTAACATTACTATCAAGTATCTGTTGGTTAATGGCGTCAGCAGATTGCGAATACTCCACCAAATAACCTAATCTAGCATTTAGATAATTAGCTTCAAGTTTAAGTAAAAGATTTTTTCCTGCAGTTTGGTCAATAACCCCTGACGCCATCTGCCTTTTTATTTCGTCTGCTTCCTTATCATACTCTATCTTAAGTAACCTTTCCTTCTCACTTAAATAATGCATATCTAAATCAAGGAGTAGCTGTGCTTCTTTTGCTTTCAGGGCTACTATTTTTTTACTTAATTCAGAAACTCCATCAATCTCTGCTTTCTCTACTTTAGTTGCGTTATCGTTTCTAAATTTCTGTTCAGCTTGGTTTGCTTTTATTTGGGCTTTTATTTTTTCTTCTGCAAGAGTGTGTACATCTAATAGAATCATCTCCTTGTGGCCGTCTTGATAAGCAACCTCTACTTCTTTTTGTGTTCTGTAAGAGTCTATTAAAAGCTTTATTCTTTCATCATAAGCAACCTTAAATGTTTCTATAGGAGTAGGCCCTTGTCCTTCTTTGCCGTCAGGGGCGCCTCCCACTACTTTTATGAACTCCTCATAGTTTGGGAAAAGCTCTAGTAGCTTATCATTTATAGCATCTAAATCTTTATTCATCATAGCTGTCCCTGACTCTTTTTCACTATAACTAAAAGTACCCATATACTTTACAAAGTCCCCCATACTTAATCCTGCATCATCTACCGCATCTCGTATAGTTTCCCATTGGGTTTCGCTTCCAAAAAGATTCGCAATACCTGCTCCTCTTTTATTTACCCAATCTTCAAACCCACTAAACTCATCTATAATTTTTGCCATTGAAAAAATGTCTATTTGGTCAAGGTCAGCTCCTGTTTCCTTAAACTTCGCTATGAGGCCGTCCAGAACATTATCAGCCGTCATTTTAGCTTTTATAATCTCTGCACTCATTTGTGATGCAACTGAGATTGCTGCCGTATTCCTCATTTGTACTGCTAAGTCAGCAAACTTCTGTTGAGTATCTGCTATGTCGGTTTGTAAATCAATCAACTCGTCCCCATTTTTCTTGAAGGCAGTATTTAAGGTGTTAGTTGCAGATGTAGCTATAACTAACTGCTTTTTATACTTAGCATACTCTAAAGTCCCTTTCTCCAAATTTTCAACTTCATCTTTACTATACTTATCTAGAGTTTTTTTAGCTTCCACTAACCTATTTAATGATACCTCTAGCTCCCCAACAGATTTGTTTTCTTCCGATATCCCCTCTGCCAACTTCTTAGTCCAATCCGTTGCCTTGCCCGCTTCCTCGTTAAATGATGCTATAGTATATACCAAGTCTGCAAGTACAATAACTAAAAGCCCTAGACCTGTAGTTGCTAAAGCCGCAGTAAACGCCTGCATAGCAATCTTTGCTTTTGCTACTGAAAGAGCAAAGAAATTGACACCAAGCCTCGCTATAGCTGCAGATTTAGCAAACAGTGCTGTATTCAAGGCTGCTGCCTTAATTCCAATAACATATGAAAGCCAAAGTTTAATCGTCCATTTTATAATAGCACCAAAGGTTTTTAACCCTTTCTTGAATTTTTCAATCTGCTTCTCTCCTTTAACAAGTGCATTTAACCATTTAGCAAATGAAACTAACCCGTCTTTCAGCGCTCCACCTAAATCTTCCATCATAACAATAGCAGCTCCTTCTGTCGCTGATTTAAACTTCAACCACGCTCCGTGTAATGTATCTCCAACAATACCTGCCATTCTTGACCCCTCTCCATTTGCTGCCAACATAGCATTTCTTAATTCTAAAGTTGCGTCTGCTGATGTAACCATAGATTCAAATGCTGCGGCTTGTCTGATATCTACAACTCCCATAACATCTGCCATATCGCCACCTTCGGCTACAAACTTATTCATAGCAGGAACTAATTGGTCTAAAGAGTGGATTGTTGTACCAAAAACTTTGGTAAGGTCAGAAGAAGGGTCTTGCATTTTAAGCAAGATATTTCTTAATGATGTACCTGCAATAGAAGCCTCAATACCTGTATCGGTTAGTTTTGACATTATTGCTGCCGTATCTTCAATAGAGAATCCTGCTGCTTTTGCAATAGGAGCAACCTTAGTCATAGCTGTTTGCCACTTCTCCATATCCATAGCAGATGAACTAAATGATACAGCCATAACATCTACTACTCTTTGCGTTTCAACAGCATCTAACCCAAACCCTCTAACTGCTGCACCTGCAACTATTGCTGCTCTTGCTAAATCACTTCCTGTAGCAACTGATAAATCAAGTGTTGCCCGTTGAGCAGCCAAAATTTCTGAAGTAGTAAACCCTAATTTAGAGTAGTTTAATTGCAACTGCCCAACCTGTTCTGCCGTAAAGAATGTTGAACGACCTAACTCTTGTGCAGTATCGGAAAGACGCTTAAATTCATCAGCATTTGCTCCTGATACCGCTTGAACCTTAGCCATAACAAATTCAAAAGAAGTAAAAACCCCAAGCATAGATGAAATAATGTCATTCACCCTTCTAAACGCACTAATCAAAATACCAACTGCGGCAGCTCCTTTAATAAATGATTTAGTTAAAGAACCACTACTTTTCTTTGTTGCATTTGCTCCCTTATTAACATCTGCTAATGCTTTTTTATTTTCTCTTAACGCTTTTGATGCCTTTGTTATAGCTTGGTGCTTTCTCTGATATAACTTAGCTTCTTCTCCCGATAACTTCTTAGCTTCCTCATTGGTTTTAGCTAATTCTCTCTGCTCTTTTCTTAATTTTTTTAATTGATTTTCAAGAACCTTAATTTGTTTAATGTTCTTTATTTGAATCTCTATTGCTATCTGTTTTTTCCCTGCCATAATATCTTATATTTTAACTAACATTTAATTGTAATACAGTTTCAGGGTCATCCCACCCCATAACTCTCTCTACTTGTTTGCCTATAGATTCTTCTATATGAGCAATAACCCCTATTCTCTCTGCATTATCCATAGCAATTTCAACAAAGAAATATCTATTTGGAGCAACCAACTTTCCGCCTGGAGTATAATATCCATCAGCTAATTGCCTTGCTGTATTTCTTGCAAATCTTAAAGCCTCTCCTTGACTCATACTTCCTGTCAATCCTTTTTGTTTCATCCAATCTAATATAACATCTGCCTCAACTTGAACTCCCGATGAATCACCATTATTCACTATCCATAAGTAAGCAGAATCAGAAACTATCTCTAACGATAAACGCCCCCCTGCTTCATTTATTTCTGTCCTAAAAGAATTGTATAATCTATCAGTAGCCCTATGTAGCTGCGCTCCCAATTCTCTTTGCAACTCTTGAATATAGATTTTCCCTCCCTTCTTTAATTCTGTTTTTATTATATCTTTAATTTCTGACATATCTAATCTGTTGTATAATCTTCAGGTTCTGCAGGATTTTCTCCACTTAAAACAATATGCGCTCTCCCTGCTGTATCTGTCATAACTATTGGGATTAAAATTTCTTCTGTTGTTTCCGTAAGAGTTACGCCTGTAACAAAAGCGTCATCTTCAGTATTTATCCCTGTAACAAATGTGCCTGTCCCTGAGCTAACTCCCGTAACTGCTGTTGCTGTATTGCCTGTAACTGATGTGACAAGAGCTACTTCTTCTCCACAAGCCTCACAAGGCACAGATGTAGCGCTAATTGAATTAACAAAAGCCCCCGTAGTTGGCGTAACAGAAGTAACCGCAGTACCCGTTGTAGGAGATGCAGAAGTAAGGGCATCATCAGTTGTAGTACCTACAGAAGTTCCCGTAACAACCGTTACGCTCATATAAGTTTCTAACCCACTCAATGTAGGAACTCCTTTTCTTGTTATTCTTTTTGCTTCTGCCATTCTATTATAATCCTAAATTATTAGGGTCATAAGGAAACCACCCATTGTATTGTATTGATGGTTCTCCTACTTGGAACTCTCCTAAATCTGTCCATTCTACCAACTCCACTTTAGTTGTTTGATTAAGGTGTGGGGCATAATCTATAATTTTATTTAACCTCCAATATGTTTCGTCAATATGAATTAGATTTCTAAAATCAAGACCAATAATATCCCCTACTTTTAAATCAACATAGCAAGTCCTCCTTCTTGGGTGTGCTTTTAACATCTCTATCATACCCCTGTAATATGTTGCGTATAATCCCTTATGAATTTCTTGTGCGCCATAACTTGTAGTAAGTGGGTAATACTGTTTACACCAAATATTTCCATAACATAGATTAGGGATAGCTGTATCTTCATTATCAAACGATGTTGCTTGTGGAATAAAGGTATTTGTTTGTCCTGCTGTATTTTTACCCATTCGCATTTTCCAATTTGCACTTGAAAATGCCCCCGCAAATGGAGCGCCCCACTCCTGTATTTCCATTGACTTATATGATGCACCTGCTGCAGGAGATGTAGGATGAACATATTGGTTATAGTACAATAATCTTGGCTGAAAACTATATGCTTTAGGCGCCCTATACGGAGGATTTACTTGAGATAATCCTAGAGGGGCATTACTTATAGGGTCGGTAGATAGAATTGCTGTGCTTGGAGGAAAAATCCAACTAGCATCACCATCCTTCATACTCCAAGTCCCTGCAAAGAAGGGATTAGTAAATTCAGTTTTTCCTATACTAAAAGCATCTGAAAGTGTTTCAAAATAAGGGTAAATATCATCTATACCGTTCCACGAAGGAATTAAATCTTTTCCTGCCTTATCATTACTATCAGATTTGTATTTAAACTGCATCTCTCTTTTTAATTCTGATTTTACCCACTCATCTTTTATCTCTTTACTCCTATCAATTTTAGGCGTCCAATCAACCGCTAGTCCTAAATCTTTATAAAAATCATTAAACGGCTCTATTGTTATCAGCTTTTGCCTTTCATCTGTTTGAAATTGTAAATTAAATGCGTGGGCTATACCTTTAATAAAATCTATCTGCGTATGCTCATCAGGGATAAAATTTCTTAAATCATAGGTTTGTCCGTAGGTAGCAATATGTGGTTGAAAATTTATATTATAAGAGGCTCTAGGAAAGGAACTATACTCTGCATTAAAGGCATAAACTGAAACTTGATATTGAGGATAGGTTGCACTTGGGGTAGAACTGCCTAAATATTCGTGTTTAAACTGCACCCTTAATCTTATTATATCTCCTTTATTAAGGAAAACACCCTTTACCTCAAGCTTACTAATATCTATTGATGCTGTTTTTTCTGTTGAAGTAGCCCCTGAATAATTCATATCACGAATCTCAACAGTTTCTTGGTAATAGCTTGGGTTTCCATCAGGGTCAAACATAGCTCCCCAATGAGTTTGCCCAACCGTTTTTCTAACCAAATACACCTGTGCGTGAACACGGGTGAGTTGGGTAGATGTACCTCCCGAACTAAGCCCCTTCATATTATCAATCTCTATAGATATATTATTTAATTCTAAATCATAATACCCATATTCACTTGAAGTCCAATACCCTGTACCTACATCCCATCCATTTGAATCATCATTATCAATAATAAATTGAGAAATATTCCCAGAATTAAAATCTAATGTTATATAGGTTGTATTACTCCAACTTGATGAACCACCAGATGATGTAGTTATAGTTTGGTTTGACACAAAATTATCAGTAGGGTCTGTCCCTGCACAATGGCTTTTAAATGTATAGGAGTGCCACCTATCTCCCGAATTATTATACTTCATATTAGGGGGAGCATACAGAAGGCGCTTAAACAAATCTGATTCAATAAAAGATGATGAAATAGTATATCCTATGGTTTTAAATATAGCTTTGAATAAATCATATACCCAAATACACACTCTCCAATCTAATGCAGGGGGATT